GTTCTACTTTGTCATCAGTTTCTTTGCTTGGGTTTCTTTTGACATAGCTTGTTTTTTTGGATTGCTCATAGCCACCAAGTTCTTCCCATCTTGCTTTTGCTTTTTCACCGATTAATCCATCTATTGGGCATGGCGTCCCTGCGTCCCACATTGACTGCCATACATTTTCTTCCTGACACATCAATGATATTGCTGCTACTTTCATGCCTAGTTTAGCTAGAACTGATGTAGATTTTCTTCTTTCACATTCTTTATCTACCATATAACTACCAAACGAACCTGAAAAACCAATGACAGTTACTCCTGCTGCAAGTGGTATTACACAGCTATCTTGCCCATAAACTGACATTCCAGGAGCAGAAGCCATATTAACAGGCGTTCTACTTGCTGCGTTAGATGTTGAATTGTTTGTTGTAGCATTAGTTGTTGAACTGCTACCTGATTGATAGGTTGTTGTTGTATCAGAATTATATCCGCCAGTTATCGCAGTTTGACTGCCACTCGTTGATGTTTGAGTGTTGGTCGTTGCACCTGAACTTGTGACGTCAGCAAGGGCATCAGTAAAGCCATAAACTAATATTAAAATAAATAAGAGCCACCCAGACATTTTTATCTGTTTCCAAATCATTTATTTTACACCAGAAAATTTTATTCCTTTTATAGCAGCACCACCTCCTCTACAAACACCTTTGTTAGGAGTTCTGTTTCTGTCGTCAGTAGCTTGTTTTAAAACTATGCCACCGTCTGCTTTTTTTACTCGTCCTCGCTCATCAAGTTTCTTTTCTATCAATCTTTGTTCTGCAACAGAGTATTTGCTAGAGGTTGGTTTAATTTGTTTAGGAGGTTCTTGAGGATCAAGTGGTTTCTCTCTAAGTTTCCCTTCTATCATTTTTTGTTCTGCAACAGAGTATTTTTCGTCTTTTTTATCTGCCATAATATTTCTCCTATTTATCCATTTTTTGTTTAGCTAAATCTGCTCTCATAACAGCGATACTTTCAGTAGACTGTAAACGATCTCTTTGTATGTCTTCATTAGCTTGTGCTTTTTGTGTATCCAACTGTAGTTTTTGTTGATCATACTGACTGTCTTGTTGTATTTCTTGTGCTTTTAAATCAACTTCTTGTTGTTTAATTTGTACCAATGGGTCAGTTTGTGACTGTGGTGGATTCTGTTGTTGGAACTCAGCTATTAGTTTTGCTTGCATTTTTGCCACTTCGTTTTGTTGTTGTTCTGGTGGTAAGTTAGCTATCTCAGGCATTTGCGTAACCATAACTTGTGCTTTTAAACCAAGATGTTCGTAAATATGTTTCTCTAATACTAGCAATACCGCAGGTTGCATTTGAGCCACTTTTGAATTCATGTATGCTAAATGCACAGCGATATGTGCATCGTGGTCTTGTTCAGGAAAAGCCTGTAATTTGCCTTGTCCTCCTGCTACTTGAGATGCCATTTGGTTCTCAGTAGCAGGATCCATAGGAGTGGAAACTGGTTGAGGTTTTAAAATACCATCTATATTAGAAACACCAAGAGCTTCGTATACTCTGCGGTGAGCCTCATACATATCATGAAGTTGTGGTGCAGCATTAGCAATTTTCATTTGCTCTTGAGCCAATACTACCCTTTGTGACATACTAAATATGTTAGGATCACTTACAGGTAATATATCTACTCTATTACTAAAATCATCTGCTTTTACTCTGGCGTCTTCGCCCACATCATAAGGATACGGAGTAGGGTCTTCACCAAATAGTTTACCTAAAAGTCTTAATTCGTTTTTCATGCTTGAGTGTAGGCGTTTATGTACTGCACTAATCACTTTTGCTCCTCTTTCTAGTAAAGCGATAGTTGTACCTACAGGCATTTCTTTATTACCATCACCAACACCTATGTCTGCTGTGCCTATAAACTTTTGTGCTGCTGCAACAACAAAGCCCATGAGTTGAAACAACGTCCCACTTGGTTCTTTGTAAGGTAAAGGTATTAAACTTCCTTTTAAATCGCCTCCTGGAACATCAACATCTCTAAATTCTCCTGGAGAAAGTGGGTTTTGATCATCAGCGATACGTAAACCGCGAGCTTTAAATCCTGCAGGCATGTTACTGAGTGTTCCTGCATCAATAAGTTGCCTTAAATTAGCTGTTGCTGTACGAGATAAGTTACTTAACAAGTGAATTAGTCCAAAACCATAGAAACCGAGTCCTGGAGTAAACTTATATTGCACAAAATGAGGTATTTTTTCCTTATTTGGGTCATCTTTACGATAATTTCTTCTTACAGACAGTACTTGGTTGTTGTTTTCTGCGATTGTTACAACATAGGGCAGTTTTATACCTGTTTCTGAGTTGTCTTCGCCCACATCTGGGTACTCACTGAGGTCAAGATAACAATGACACTCATATAAAACGACTTCATCAGTATCATTACTAGGGCTTATTCCTTCTAGTTTTTCGTAAGCCTCGTCAATATTGTCTTGTTCTGGTTCTTGTGAAGAATTTATTTCTATATCTCTATAAAAACCTTTGACCTGTAACTTTTTAAGCTCGTTTCCAGACATACGGATAACATGTGTTACACGTTCTGCTGTTTTTAAGTCTACTGCTGTGTATGGCACAACGATATCTTCAGCAGGTACGAACTTACTGACTGGTCTGTTGAGTAAATCATCTCTATAAATCTTTTTAAAAGAACTTCCCGCTAAACCTAAGTAGTAAAGCATTTGGTCAAACTCTGGTTCGTACTCTTCCATTTCGTACATGATTTGATAGTTCAAATATTCTTGTACTCTACGAGCTTGTTTTTCTAGTTCTGGGGTAGCTTCGCCTATGATGTTTGCTTTTACTGGTCCCGATGACGGCAACATCTCTTTATACGCCCCTGCTTGAAACTGTGTTACAGCTTCATTAAGCAATGGGTGGATTACTCCTGTAGCTCCGTCAAAAGGCTCTGTTCTGTTTTCATATTTTAAACCTAAGAGTTCTAGCCCTTTAGTGTAGGAATCTTCCCACTCTTCACGGCTTGTTTTGTCTTCTTCAACGCTAGTTGTAACCATGCTAAATAATTCATTAACTGTGTCTTTGTCTAATTGGTCTACGAGGTTATCGTAAAAATCTTCTGGCTCTTCGCCAATGGTTATATCTTCCTCACCAAAAATGACTTCTGCTCCATCGTCTTCGGTAGGAAAAGATTCTACTTCTACTGCAAGCTCGTTTTCTTCTACGGGAATATCTGGTGAAGAAAATTCTTCAGGGGGTAAGAAAAGGCTACGATCTACGTTACTTGGTTTATTGTTTTCTGCCATTAGTAATATATCCTCTGTACTGGAGCGGTTGGTTCATCTTGCCAGTCTTCTGGATGTTGAATAAACCCACCCTCTCTAAATCTTCTCAATGCCTGTGTGACTGTATCAACGTAGTCGTCGTGTTCCCCTGCGGGAAACGCAGCACACTCTTCAATCACTTCTTCAGACCAACGAGTATCTGGTGACCATACTAACCCACTTTCGAGCATGGGAGCAATAGCGTTGACACGAGTAAATTTATCGTTGCCTCGGCTTGGACTGTAATTTGTTACGGGAATCCCTATATTCCTTAGTTCTTGAGTAAGCGGCATGCCACTGGCTTTTGCTTCTATGAGTACACATTCGGGATCCCAATACTTGTATTCTTCTAAAGCTATACGCCTAAGTTCGGGAAAGTCCCATCGTCCACGTTTGGCGTCACAAAGAATAATGTTTGGTGGAGCTCCTTCCTCGGGAAAAAAGATACCCCAAGTAGTTATAGCACTAAAGTCAGCGTTTGTGTTTTTACTGTACGCGGTATCGTAACTCTGCATTACATACTGCATGGGTGGTATTTCCTTTTTCCAAATACGCCACCAGTCTCTTTTGAGAATCGCACTTAATTCACTGGTCGGGTTTTGTTGCCATTGGGCTTCCCATTTATTAACGCTAAGTGAACCTTTGACACTTAACAAATCTTTCTTGTTCCAAAATTCTGGCCACAAGGGTTTGTCGCTCTCGGGCATAAGAGCAGGAAACTCTACTATTTCCCATTTGTCTGCAAGTATATCTCTGCCTTGTTGTTTAACTAATTTTCCTGTTAAATCGTTTTCTGCCCAACGAGTCATAATAATGACTATGGCTCCTCCAGGTTGTAACCTTTGACGAGGTCCACTGGTGTACCATTCGTAAGCGTTTTCCATAGCGGTTGGACTCAATGCGTCTTGCTCGGAATGTGGGTCATCAATAATTAATAAATCAGCACCACGCCCTGTTACCGCACCACCAACTCCTGCCGCGAAGTACTCTCCACCTTTACTGGTTTCCCATCGCCCTGCTGCTTGCGAGTCGGCTCTTAGTTCTACGCCTTTAAAAATCTTTTCGTATTCTTTACTGTTCATAAGGTTACGCACTTTACGACCAAACCTAAATGCCAATTCTGCTGTGTGAGTGGTTTGCATTATCTTGAGCTTTGGATTTTTGCCCATTAGCCAAGCAGGTAATAGATAACTACCAAATTCACTTTTGGTATGTCTTGGTGGCATGTTTACAATTAACCGTTTGAGTTTACCACTGGCTATTTGGTTAAATTTCTCGGCCATGATTTTGTGGTGTCGTCCATTTATGAACTCTGGCCATGCTGCTTTTACAAAGGACATAAAGTCTTCTTGGGACTTTTGTGATATTTCTAGCTCTTTCGCTCTGTCGAGCAGGGTTGCGTATTTCTTTAAACTGTCTTCTGGGACTAACGAAACATCAGTCATAAGACTTTCTCCTATGTTCTAATTTTTAAATATATATCGAAATTTTTTAAATGACAATGAACCTAGACAAAAAGTCTGTTTTAGGGGGGTGCCTCATTCGGTTTCCGTTCGACCACAAAATTTGCACCATGATCGAAGATTCGTGTAAATCTTGGTTTATAGTACAGTGGTATGTAACTATAAACCATATAGGGGGGGTGGGGTGTTTACTTTATTTTAGGCACAAAAAAAGGGCTATGGTTGTTACACCATAGCCCCAAGCGTTTTAGTTACTTAACAATTAATTGTATGTAACCAGTGCCAAATGTATTTTGGCTAGTGCTATAACCACCATTTAATAATGCTAATAAACATATTGGGCTTTTTGCACTATGCCCAAATGGTTTAGCAAAATTTAGTATAGCCATTAAACTATTGTTATTAGTTTTATTTATTTGTGGTGTACCAAATAAAGCGTGTGGGTTATTAACATTACAATTAGCAGGTACGCCATACAACATAGCATTTTGTATTATAGCCCTTACGCCATTAGGCTTACCAGTATAACCAAATGGTACAGGTGTTGTACTGCCTAATTTTACATTAGTAAGTGGTGCAACAATAATATTGTTTAAGTTACCATTAGCACTATTGTTTATAAAATTAGTTATACATTTATAACTTAATTGTGTACCAGTATTTTTTAGTACTACTGGTTTTTTAACTGTTGTTGTTTTTACAGTATTTACTTTTTGTGTTTGCATTTTTATTTACCTTTATAAATTACAGTTAAGTATTTATTACCTAACCTTATATACAATTATACGCCTATAAAACCATATTACAACCCCTAAATGAAATTTATTTTAAACCACCCCGTTTGAGGAAGATATATAGCCTTAGAGACAATCAGGAATTGTTCTGAACAAAAATCATCTAAATTTCTCTGGGGTAGTAGGGGAAGATTATTTAAAGTGAGTGGCGACAACCCACAACAGTAGAGCTATCGCCACCATCGCAAACACAGGAATCACGAACTCAACACTTCCGTTGAGTGTTCAACATGAATGATGCTATGAGGTCGATCATTCATAGATTCGCTAACCCTGACCATTTTGTTAAAGGCTAAGTGCCTGTGACTATAGCAACCATGACAAGCTATTTGCCTGCCACCTTCAACATTATATTCATTAACAAAGTAACACTTTCTCATAATAACCTCCTTTCTATTAATTACTATGTACTTACAGTATAGCTTCACCAACATTAGTGAACAAGTCTTTAATTATCTTTATTTACTTCTTGTGTCATCTTCTTTCTTCATCTTTCATGTTTAGAGGATTCTTGACAAATACACAATGCAAGTCTTTTTTAATACTCTTTTCTCTGGTCTAGGGCAGGTAGGTAAATGACCTGCCCCTTTGGGACGGTTACACAGTCCTCACAAAATAGTATGTGTTTACATGCCCATCATCGTCGTGGTAGTTGTGTTTAAGGACCTCATAGGTTTTGCGTTTATAAAACCTATAAAACCTGATTTGTGCATAATAACCATAATTGGATTTGTAACCAGTATCAAACAAAAACTGTGTGTCATAAACTGGCAACGCGTTTTTAAGTATGTCCTCTAAC